CATGGTTACTTTAGTATAATCTTACCTTGGACAATGTTTTTTATGGTTTTGGGTTCATTTTGGTTACCAATTGACTGGGCTAGAAGTTTGGTTGGTTGGTGGTCATATATAACTTTATTTCCATTTTGGACATATGGTTCATGGTTTAAAGAGATTGCTCTCAAGGTTGTCACAGCTGGTAATTTTAGTTTTGCTACCTGGTTCTTTTCTGGTTTTGCTTCCTTGTCTATTTCATTATGGGTTTGGAGTAAAATGAAATTGTATGCTGCTTATATTTCATTAAAAGATGTTTGTGTTGAATCAATAAAGAATCCAATGTCAGTTTTTAATAAAATTGGCAGTTTTCTTTATGACAATAGTCAATCAATCTTTAATGTATTCATGGCTGCATATTTAATTATTTCAGCTTACACTGCTCATAAGAAAAGATCAAAGAAAGAAGCTAGAAATAATGAATCAGCGTTCGGAATTTTTATTGCCACGTTGACGACTATGATGGCCTGGGAGTCCCAAGATGTTGCTTCAATTCTAAAGGAATTGAAAGGAGCTACTTGGTTTAAACATATTATTAGTGCCATGTTCGATCTTTTTTCTTATATTTTTGATGTAGATATAATTGGTTCTCCTGGTTTAGGCTGGGCCTTCGAAGAAGAAGCTGAAGATCTTGAAGCTAATTTATTAGTTAAAGGTTTCAGTGTTGCAGAGGAATTCTTTTCAACTCTCAAATCGGGGATTGGTAAAACTTTCTTCGTTTTGTGGGAGCAAAAGGAACGTATTGCCCTCATTACGGCAATTACAACCTGTGTAGCATATCTTTCTAGAAAACTCATGACCGTTTCCACTAAAACTCTTTCTCGTTTTGCTGTTTTGTGTGTTGGTATCCTTTTTGCTTTGGTTGTTTTTAGATATAATAGTACAAAAAATCTTAAAAAGAAATCAAAGCAAGAAAGTGGACCTGATTATGACGACATGTTTCCACAAGCTAAATCTCAGCACATTGGTTTAGATAGGGCTGATATTTTAGCTATGGAATATGAAAATGCTCGTGATCAAAAAATGCATAAACAAGGTGAAGAAAAAGAAAACATTGGTGGTAATAAGAAAATGCGTCGTGAGGAACGAACCAAAAATACCTATGATCAATCTTCAAATGATTACTCAACGTTTATAATTCAGAAACCTACTCAATTAACGAATCAAATTGATGAGCAGTCTCGTCAACTTCGTTCGATTAATCAAAAATTAATTGCTGAACAAGATCCTAGTAAACAACTTGCTCTTGCTAAACAATTGGTTTCATCTGCCCAAGATCTTGCCAAAACAAATGATCAAGTTACTGATTGGTGGAATGCTGAAATGAAAAAGGGTGTTTGGTCAGATCAACCTGTCGATCGTTACACTAAGAATGAAGCTTCTTGGTGTGATGACGAACCAACTAGACGTGCTGTTGCTGGAATTGCAGGTGTGTCTACTGGACTTCTATTGGCTAAGTCTTTGATTTCGCTTGATAGAAAGTATGGTGGTCTCAAAAACGTTACTTTGAAAATTGGCCAACAACCAGTTCAATTTGTTCGTGAAATGGCTTATGATTTAACTCATAAGAAAAAACAAGATCAAGAGGATGATGAAATCCCATTGGAAAATAAGAATTTGATGACTAAGAAACCTGATGAACTTCTATTAGAAGATGATGGAAGTGGCGTTAAGTTTCCACATGCATCAACAGGTGTTACTAGTGGTGTTGTCAACAATAATACTGAGTTAAAGGAATCTGATGATATGGATGAAGAGTGTCTTTTCTCTGCTTTCTCTGGATTTGCTGGTTTTGAAGTTCCGAAAGAAACTCCAAAGTCAAAACCTGGAAAAAGTGAAACTTCTCCCGTTAAACAAAAACCTGTGGATCGACCAAGTCTCGTTGATGATAATAAACGTTTAACAACTGATATTGAAAAATTGGTTGGAAAAAGAGTTTATATTGATGTTCCAAAAGGAATAACAAATGTTCAACAACGTAGGATGTATGTAAACAAAACTTTACGATCAATCTTAAATGATATTAAATCTAATAAAAAAGTTCCTTTGAAATATGAGGCTGAAACTGATGATATGAATTGTGCATGCGGTTCATTCCGTTTTCTGGATGGAAAGAAAAATGGGCAAAAAGAAGCTACCATTGAATCTAATCCAACAGTAAAGCAATCACATATTGTTAATAATGCTCATATTCAAAAGGATGGTATCAATTATAAAGGTTGTTTTCGTATTGGTTCTGTTTTATATACTACTGCTCATCCAAAGGTTGATGAAGAAATGTATGAAGTTCATTCCTATCAAGGCAATAATCATTCTGGTTCTGGTACTAGTAATGTTGAACGTACCCTACCAAAACTTGATGTTCACATGGGAACCATTCCTAAAGGAATGGAAGGTAAGATTAAATCTTACCGCCCTCGCGCACCAAATGTTGGAGATAAAATCTGCATTATTTGGCGCAAACAGGGTTCTCTTGGAAATCAATGGGAGGTCGGAACTGGAGAGATTTTAAAGATTGTTGGAAATGAAATTTATCATAATGTTTCTACGGATAAAGGTGCATCTGGATGTCCAATTTTGTCTCGCTCACAAGATTGGATATTTGGTATGCACACGAGAAGTGCATCGGAGGATAATAACGCTGGACTTGGTTTCACTCCAGCGGTTGCAGCCCAATTAGGATTTAATTTAAACTAATTTGGCCTAGGTTTAATAGCGAATGTGAGATGATCTTTGGGGACAAGGCTCTAACCCTTGAAGCTGAAGATACACCCATTCCGTTATTCCTAGGAAATTGGATGGAATCTCTTTCATCCAAGCCCAAATATAGTTTTTATATTGATCCGAAAGGAATGCAATATATGGAACATGTTGGATTTATACATGGTAATGAAGAAATGAATGCAGGTAGGTCTGGTCATGATGCAACGGAAGTAAACCAATATTACAGACAGTGGGATCCATTGTTAAGTAAACTTCCAGGAAACCTAACTCATGGTTACATGAAAAGCTCTTGGGCAACAATCAAGAAGCAATTCTTGTTATTTGATCACAAGCCACATTTCGATGAATCCTTACACGATTCACTTCGGTGGGCTGAAGAGGAATTAACAAGTATGCTTCGGTTGCAAGGAGTCCGGAGTTTCATGTATAACGATGCGTGTGATGTTGATTGGAATCTCCAAGCTTCATCTGGTTATGGCTTCCAAAAAGTTTACGGTAATAAAGGCGAATTCCTGCGCTCTAACCCTAAAATGGTTGATGAATTTTGGAAGAGGGCTCACATTGAAGGTTATATACCTCTATGGAAATTGAGTGGAAAGGAAGAATTTTTGAAGTTCAAAAAGATCTATGATATGGATCAGAGATGTTTTGAAATTCCTAGTGTTCTTTTCCTATCAATGGCCTTGAGGTGCGTCCAAGGATTTAATAAATTACTTGTTATGAAAGCAGATAAGTTACCCATTAAAGTTGGAACTGTTTTTCAACATGGTGGGTTTCATGATTTCTTTATGAAATTAATGAGTGATTTTGATATCTTTGGAATGGGAGATGTGTCCAAGTGGGATAAATATTTTCAAAAAATATTTCGTCTTGCTTGTATGCGTGTCCGTATAGCTCTTAGTGGGGGTGACCCAGAATTGATCGCCAGACTTAGATACATTTATAAACATTGTATTGGCTCTTATATCATAACTCCTTGGGGACAAGTCATTTATGTGCCGGATTATATGAAAAGCGGTGATCCAAGCACGACATATGATAATTCATTGGCTCATTTATTGGTTATATTGATGATGTTGAAATTGTATCTTGATGATATGAATTCACGCTCAATGTTTGTCAATTTTAATTTCATGTGTTATGCGGACGACCATGTTTTCGCTTGTCATAATAACCCTACAGGGCGTTTTCTCTCGTTGTTCAAAACACGACAGGAGTTTTATGCGCGCTGTGGTTTCCAACTCAAGCAAGAAGACGATGTTGTAACAAATGATATAACACAAATTACATTTTTAGGTGCTAAAGTTACAAAAGATGGAGCTTACTATGTTCCTAAGTATGATGAAGGTCGTATACTCTCATCATTAGTACTTAGAAATTATAGAAGTGAACAACCTTTTGTATATTACTCAAAAGTGTATTCTTTGTTGATATTATCTACTTACACGACGATCTTTCCCTTCATTGCGGATTACTTGAATTGGTTAGTGCACCGATTTGACGCCACCTATCCAGGTTGGTACTCTGGTAAATTAGCTAGTACATCTTTAGAAGAACATGGTTTCATTCTGAAAAATCTCCCTATTGTTCCTGATAGAACATGGTGTCGTGAATTTTGGACAGGTGTTGAAGCTGGGGAAAGGCATTGGAATTAACGACTCTTGTGCCGTCGTGTGTAAAGCATGTCTTTACACAACAATAAAACCTCAACTTCTACCTCAAAAGGTAGTAAGAAAAGTAAAGTTCAACTTTCCAAACCTAAAGTTCAACAACCAAAAACTCAGATGAGTACAAAGTCTGGGGACACGGTTGCAATAACTAAGCAAGGAAAGAAAGAACAAACGATCATTACTATTCATGAAAAACCAAAAATTCAAGAAAATTATGTTCAACCCAAGATCAAAAAGGATGTTCCTAAATCCAAAGGAAACGCGTCTTCAAAACCGCGTATTTCTCAGTCAATGAAACCAGCTCGTTCTATCTCACAAATTGGGGGTTCAAGTGATAAGCTTTGGAATATGTACGATCATTACCGTGCATCTATCAATCCTTATTTACAAACACTTCTTAATCCTTGGCAAGTCCAAGGATGTAAGATACCCCAGGGTGACATACCTACAACAAGTTTTGCTGTTCGCCAAAGATACACATTTGTAACAGATGCTACCGGGAATTTATTTGCTGCTTTTGGTTGTGGACGAGCTTTGAAGGATGGAACATCTCCTGGTGCTGGAGCGGTCGTTAGCATTGCTAATGCACAGTCTCTAGTACCAAACAAATTTAAAGCTGATGGTACTGACTCATTAGATGATACTTTCAGTTATATTTTTGGGTGTGTTCATGTCCAAATTGGATCTGTAAACAAGAACAATGTATTTTCTCGTACTGACATTGAAAATGTTAAATTGAATGTTTTTAATCCTAGTGATACTCCAGCGTTTTTGTTAAACAACTCACAACTCAGACTTGTGAGTGGGGGTGTGGCAATCCAACCGCTCGGTGAGCTTGTTGGATCGAAAGGAAGTATGACAACAGTTTTTGTGCCATATGACACTTTCAACCCTAACGAAACTTTGGAAGACATTACCTTTAATGACATTCAGCAAATGCCGTATTCAACTTTTGTTCCTATGAACAAGGTTACTGGTGCTTCATTAATGTATCGTCCTACTGACGACCTCAATTATGAATTCATTCCCATTGTTAATCCGGATAGTTCTCAAGACTATACGAGATTAACTGAAAATCCGTACTATTCTCCTGGAGGGCTTTGGGTTTGTATTGAGGAATATGAAGCAGGTGTTGAAATTGTGTTTGACATTGTCATGAACTTTGAAGGAATTCCTAGCAATTTAGGATATGCGCCAGGACTTAGTGATAATCATCCTGATACGTATATGCTAGATCATGCAGATCAAGTTTTAGACGGAATGCCCTCCTCACACGAGGGCACAGGTCAAACTGAAGGTGGTTTAACTGCCAGACGGAAACTTGATCCAAGTGATAATGTTAAGATTCATTCAGATGTTTGGATTTCGCCAAGCGCCCAACAATCTCGCACTGTCAAGTCTAATGGGACCAAGTATCTTTTACAAGGTCCAACTAAGCTTGCTGGTGTTAAAGAAATTGTTGGTGGTATCGCTAATGCGTATACCAAGTATCGACCTATGCTTGATAAAATCATTAATGAATGGGGACCTTTGGCTGCAAAACTTGCGATTGGTGTCGCCGGTTTAATTTAGGCCGTTTGTCTAAATGAACTTTGTGAAATAGAACAGCCATCACATCCACATGACTCTCACTCATGCTAAGTGATGTTTTCTTTTTCTTCATTGTTTTGACCATTTATATATGTTGCATATTGAAACTAATGCTATCATTCTTTGGGTAGGTCGTATGCAGAAGTGTGTTTGCCTTTCAACGTCTTCTCTAGTGTCCTTTAATGGATGACACTTTGGTGATGGGAACTGAAAATTTCTCCTAGATGTATGCGTTGATTTAAACAAATGCTAAAGATGATTCTTGCTTAAATGTCTTGATGAATTTTGAAAATTCTGCATATTTGTGTGCCGTGCTCTCAATCTGAGATGAACCTTAAACCGGTCGATGTTTCACCTTTTGGTGGCTGAACCTGGTAGATAGCTCTTGGAAGTTTGTTAGCAAAATATGGGTTATTTCCACTTTAGGTGTGTTTCTCCCAGCTGGTCTTTAGTTTTGATTCTAC